TCGCTTGAACCTTCAGTTGCTCACATTTTCGCTGAGTTAGGCCAAGGCACGGTGTTCGAGATCAGACCTGCGAAGGGGTTGTATATCAAACAGATAAGTGAGGTCAAAAGTGAATATGAGTTCCTCTTGCCGCACGGAGCAAAATATCGTGTTGTTGGGCGCAAGGAAATAAAAACTGTCATTCGTGCCTTTGTCGAGGAAGAGAATGAGTCCGTTGTAATGAGAGTAATTCAGGTAGAGATGGTTGAGTAATGTGGAGATGGTTCAGTAATGCCAGAAAAAGTTAGACCAATAGAGCAGGCTGAGAAATACTGGGTGCAGCCAAGCGAAGGCGTTGAATTGGTGCGGCGTGATATGTCCGAAACTCAAGTAGAAGAAGCTCTGGCGCGTATTGCTGCTGGAGAGTCTATCGATTCCGTCGTTGATTACTATTACGATCTACTTAAAAACGATATCTAGGGGTTTGAGCCAATGACACCAGAAGAACTCGAACGAGTCGGAAACATCATTGACGGCATCACGCTATCTGAACACAACGCTAAGACCTCGATCGTCGACGGTCGCGTTGTCTGCGCGCCGAAACGCCCCGGCGTGGTGATCATGGCGTTTGGTCCAACGAGCGAGGGCGTTAAGATGTTCCAGGCGAATCCAGAGTGGGAGATATGGGGTCTGAACAACGGCTATTATCACGCGAATGTATACGAGGGCTTGACCGGTATTCTACGAGCCGACCGCTGGTTCGAGATTCACGAGATGCACGCGCAGCCGTCTGACGATCTTATCTGGATGAATAAATGTCCGGTGCCGCTCTACGTGGCCGATCTTGCGAAGGCGCGAGAGTACGGGCCGATGCCGAACGCGGTTGAGTTTCCACGGGAGAGATTACAGCAAGAGATGGGGGTGGGCGCGTGGTGGGCCTGTACGTTCGCGTATCAGATCGCGCTTGCAATCGACGAAGGGTTTACAAAAATCGCATTACTGGGCATGGAATTTGGATCTCCGCGTGAGTGGTTAATGGAGCGCCCGAACGTATTATGGTGGAGCGCCTACGCCGCAGGGCGTGGCATCGAGGTTGTGATACCAAGGGAGTCCACGTTCATGGAACACCCGCACAGCTACGGCATGGAATACGACAATGAGAAATTGTGGTGCGAAATGCGTGTTGATAATCTAATGGAGCAATGGGGATATGCGAGGACGCCGGAAGGTCGTGCTGTGAATGACGCCTACCATGCGGCACTACAGGCGGCATTGCCAGGAGGCACGCAATGATCAAGATTGATCCATTTGTCGATAGACTAATCAGGCACCCGGCGTGGCTCATCATGTTACCCATGATGCGTGTCATGCGGAGAAGGGTCAGCAATCACGACAGGATGTTACAGGAATGCCTTAACGTGATCGCGCCACCAGATCGTGAGGCGGTCAGAAAGCTGCTGTCTATTATCTCTAAATGCGTCATCTGTGGGGACGACATGAATCCGCTGTCTGAGGAATCAGACAACGAGAATATGATGCTGAGATTCACATGCCTTAAAGAAGAATGCGTCACTGATGACGAACTGGACGCCGCGCTCAATAAGATGGAACAGGCGCTCATCGGCACGCATTTCCCTGATCAGACGTCAGTATTTTAATGGAGATTCTAGACCTCGACACGCACGCGGAGCCGTATGTGACCATCTCGGATATCGCAGCGTATTGGAAGGTTAATCGGTCTACGATTTACAGGGACATCGCAAAAGGCGCACTTCTCCCGCACTTCCTACCAAGCGGAAAAATGCGGATATCCATACAAGCAGCCAGAGAATACGGTAAGCCGGAGGAATAGATATGTTCCTGTCGCACCGCTCGCGGTAGTCTCTTCACGGTGCCTACCTTCTCTGTCATAGTCCTCTCACATGGGGGCTATGAAATACATATACCAGACCGTTACCGGAGCTACGCTCCAAGCATCCACTGAACTTGCGACATGCATGATCTCCACGGTCAACCCTGACCGTGAGGGCGATCGTGTCATGCCAGAGGGTGGCGAGTTCGGTAATTTCCTGAAATCTCCAGTCTTAATGTGGGCGCATGGCGGGTCCGATGGATACGCTTCAGTGCCCATTGGATCGGTGACCGGTCTGGAAGTCATTCCAGGTCAGGGCGTCAAAGCCGAATGGAAATGGCTGGAAGGTGATCCGTTCGCTGACCGTATCAAAAACGCATGGCAGCAAGGCGTGGTCCGCGCCACTAGCATCGGGTTTAAGCCTATTACGTCCCTGAAAAACGGCACGGGAAACGACATTGAGAAATGGGAACTTCTCGAACTGTCACTCTGCGCCATTCCAATGAATCCAGAGGCCGTGCGATCGCTCAAGGCGCTTGGCTTGATCGACGAACACGCAGAGGTGCTATTGATGGCCGACGAAGAAAAAGCAGTGCCAGTGCAAGATCCTGCAACCGGTCCTGAACCTACGCCATCGGTACCACCTACGCCGGACATGATTGGTGAACCTGATCAGGAAACAGGATCAGACCCTACGATGCCGAAAGACATTGTGATCGATGTCTCGGGGTTAGTGGGAGATGAGGTCGAGGAAGTTAACGAACCAGACGTTAACGATCCAGGCGATGACGCTATCGATTCAGTGATGTCATCGGCGGTCGTTGGCGTCATGCAGGGCGTTCTCGCACAGATGCACCCGGTTGTCACGGCCACTGAAAGTATCCTCTCGACGGTTACGCCTGAGATGCTTGCCGACCCAGTGAAACAAACAGAACTATCAGGAAATCTGTGCTTGCTCATGCATCAATTGCACGGGTTGATCGAGATGGTTGATTCATCGGCTCATGCCCTAGGTGACGATGGCGGACATGAGGGCATGTCTTACCGAATAGTAGACACAGACACACCTCAGAAATCGGCTGCGACCGATGACTCGACAGTGGCTCTCGACAACACAGTGATGAGCATTGTTGATGATGTCGTAGTTGAACCCATGTTCACAATCGATGCGGACGTGCTGAGGTCTGTTATTAACGATGCCGTCAAGTCTTCTATTACAGGACCAGCGATGGAATCATTTAACCGGGCAATCAATCTTGCGCGTGGTCGGGTGCATTGATGGATACGCCAGGCAAACTTCGACGCAATGTCGCGAACCGGAGGGCGCATCTAGAGGATCAACTAGCGAATGGAACGTGGCAACCGACTGCCGAGACGATGGCTGTCGTTATGAGACACACTCTCGGCATTTTGCAGGCGTTACAGGTAGCTGTTGCGCCGAATGCTGCCGTTATTAGCACATAACAGGAGAAACGAAATGGCACAAGAGGTAACGAAATCGCAGCTTGCGGAATTGATCAGTGGTGAGGTTAAGGGACTGCTCAAGGCCGAGGGATTGGACAATGTTCTTGACGGTATCAATGAGCGCATTGAGAAGGCCGTAGGCGGTTTGCGATCTGAGAGTTCTGATTTTCAGGCCAAGCTCTTTAGCGCCATGTCGCCAGAGAAGAAGAGCGAGACTGATTCCAATAAAACCACGGGGTCGCCAACTGGCCGGATCGTTCGTGCGATCGCGTTGTCACGCAAAGACGGCAGCGGTTTCGACGGCGTGATTAAGAACCTCGATGATTGGGGCAATAAGGATCTCGCTGAGGCGATGGTAGACAGTCGTCAGAAGGCAATGGCGGCAAGCATTGGTCCTGACGGTGGTTATCTGGTTCCTGAAGAGTTTTCCACTGATGTAATGGAAGCTCGTCGCGCTCGGACGGTTGTGCGGGCGTCCGGTCCGCGTGTTTACCCGATGCCTACTGGCACGTTCCATCTACCAAAGGTCGCCACTGGTGTGACTGGCGGTTACATCGGTGAAAACGTCAATGCGCCAAACAGCACTCCGACGCTCTCAGAGAACGTGCTGACGTGGAAGAAGCTGGCAGTTACCACGGCCATCAGCAATGACCTGATTCGTTACGGTTCGCCATCGGCTGACGCGGTTGTCCGTGACGACATCGTACGTGCATTGGCGGTAAGTGAAGATGCCGCATTCCTGCGAGGGGATGGCACAGGCGGTTCACCCAAGGGTCTGCGGTATTGGGCTGCTCCTGCGAACATTATCGCCGGTGCTGCGGCGTCGTTGGCTAACTCTGCGACTGACATGGGCAAGCTGCTGCTCGCATTGATGAATGCGAACGTCCCTGCCGGGAACTGGGGATGGCTCTTCGCGCCACGCACCTATATGTATCTGAACACGGTGCAGACCACGACCGGCGCGTTCGCGTATAGAGATGAAATGTCGACCGGTAAGTTCTACGGTTACCCATTCAAGATGACAAGCTCGATCCCCATCAACCTGACAGTCGGTGCGAATGCTGACTGTTCAGAAATCTACCTAGTCAATTTTGACGATATGGCGCTGGGCGATTCACAGCGTCTAACGATTGATGTCAGTACTGAAGCGGCCTATCACAACGGGAGTTCCGTGGTGGCGTCATTCTCACTGGATCAGTTTGTTGTTCGTGCGATTGCCGAGCATGATTTCGTGGCGCGTGACCCGAACGCGATTGCGGTTCTGACCGGCGTTCGATGGGGCGTCTAATCCTGATTAGTTATAGCGAGATATAGGGGGATTTATAAAATCATGATCACGAGAAATCTAGACAACATTACAGTCGTAGCCGCGTTCGATTCAACTGCTGCTGGCGGGTATATCAGTTGCGGCGGACCGGCAGGAACTTGTACCTGCGCCGGTAACCTGTCGACTGACATCGGCCTTAACGGGTTCGGCGGATTCATGGTCGACCGCCTTGGGCTGAAGGACAATTACAGCGCAGTCGCGGTGGCTCTCAATGCACGGGCCGAGGTGCATTCCTCTGCGGCTTCCACGGTGCAGTTGACATACTACGCGATCACCGCCGGTCTTCAGCATTCAAGCTCAACGGCGTCTGCTGATTTCACTAACCTCTC